GGGGGGGGCAGTCGCTACGCGTCCTTTATTCGCTCAGCCGCGAGGCTATAGGTATGCACCGCGAGACCGTTGCGTATCTCTATGCGAGATACTACACTATCCGACCAACTTTGTGTTCGCTGCGCTCACCTGACAGAATTTAAGACAAAAAAAAGTAGGGAACTAAGTCCCTACTAATTAATCAAAGAATAACATGCCAAACAAAACCAATAGCAGCGGTATTCCATACTTAAAAAAAATCGCCGCTAATAATACATAAATTACTTTCCTGCCAAATGACATAAGCATTAATTAAGACCAAGCGAAGTAAGAAGAGCTGTAAGAGCTGCAACTAATACATTCGCAATAATTTCAATAGTTTTCTTTTTCATTGCAAAATTACATTTTAAAACTGAAATAACAAAATATTAACGTAGTCGTAAACGACCAAAAGGCTTACCAGGCTTCACACTCTTACTATGAGTAGTAGTAGAAGAAGAAGAATATCGACCTTTAGAACGTGTTCCGTTCGTAGTAGTAGTGGTAGTATTAGTTACTTGATCTGGACCACGTAACTGGCCATAAGCATTTACAACTTCGCCAGCACCATTTATAGCCATTCCTATACGACGCCAAAACTTATCTCCCTCAAAAGCGTCATTTTGCTGTTGAGCAAGAGAAGCAGCAGCCTGCGCTTCTTCTACACGATGTGGGAGAGATTGACGATAATATTCTTTCTGCCAATAAGTATGCTTCATTTGTTGCTCAGAAGTCGCCTTCTGTTGCTCAAGAACACCAGATTGATAAGATGATAAATACTTACCTGTCTGTGCATCAAGATAATTAGCAGCCGCATTGGTAGCGTTAGAATTAGCATTCAGATAACCTGTTTTAGTCTGCATAACTAAATAAGAACGCTGCAAACGAAGATAAGCTTCATATTGGTTAACGAATATCTCCTTTTCCTGATTAGACAAATCAAGACCTTTGATTTCTTCAAGCAACTTATTAGCAGTATGCTTGAGATTATCACTTTCTAATACAAGATTCTGATTTTTCTGCGCAACTTCCTTAGCCTGATTGTTAAGTAATTCAAGCTGTGCAGGATTAAGCGAATCTACTTTAAACTGAATATCCTGCAAATTAGCTTTAGCAGTATCAAGATCAACCTGATTTTTAGCTTCACGCGTTTGATTATCAATTTTAATAGCTTCCGCTTCGGCATTAGTCTTACGAATAGTAGCCGCATTAATACCTAATTGAGAAACAATATTAGCAGTATTATTAGCACCATTTACCAAAGCATTACCAGCAACAGACATATCAGCAGCAGCAGCCTGGTTACCAGCACCAATCGCACCAGACATAAGGTAAGGATTAAGACCAGCAGCTTTTAATCTGTTTACCTGCTTATCAGGTGAGTTATACTCGTTCATTTCACGTACAGAATCACGAGACATATTTGCTGCAAGTGCAGAAGAAGCTACAGAACCGATAGCACCAAGACCAGCACCAACGGCACCAACAACACTAAACTTTAGCTTAGAGGGGGACATTGCCCCTCTAAGTTTTAAAAATAATTCACTCATAAACAATTAAGTTGCAGGATTAACAGGATCGACAGGATCGGCAGAATCGACAGGATCGGCAGGATCGCCAATTCCTAACTGAGAAGCATAAACAGAAAGGGCATCACGAACAGCGTCAAGTTGCGGCTCAGATTGCATGTATCGGGATGGAAGAATAGCAAGCAATTCATTATCTGTCATATCAGAAGCAGAAGCAGCCGCACGAGGATTTTCCTGCACAAATTGAAGTAGGGCAGCAGAAACTTCACGAGGAACAGAGGGATCACGAATAACAGTTATAGGATTACAACGGTGACCGTTTGAAAGAACAGGATTTAGTTTTTCAAAACTTTCTGCGACCGCCTTATCATAGCCAAATATTTCGGAAGCTGGAGCAACAACGTTAATAACCTTATGCTCTTGCATAAGTTCAATAGGTATATAAACATTTTTCATAATTAATAAATAACTTAAAACTACAAACGGGGTAAACCAGAAACAGACATATTGCGCAACATTGAGCAACGGAAGAAAGTCTGAACACGGAAAGGATCTTCAAATTGATAACCTTTATATTCTACTTCTACAACATCATTCAAAACGTCAGGACGAATAGATATATTATTAAGAGAAACACCCTTAGTGGGCGAAAATACACCACCATTAGCACCAATACGTGAAGCATTAGTAGAAGAATGATGCGTTAAAAAAGACAAAGAACCAATAGTTGACGATGGGAAGACATCAGGGCGGAAATAAGATTTCTTAAACTCGCCATGACATTTATCATAAGAAGACTTGTATTCTGCATAACGCTCTGTCCAACCATAAACCTTAGAGGAGTCAAAAGCCATTTTTGTCTTTGAAAGAACATCATCAACTGTCAATGAACTGCCAGGATTACCAAAACTTCCAGATTTATCAAAAGATAAATTATTAATATAATTGGTAGTTAAAGGCTGCATTCCTAAATCAGCAAACTCAGGATGATAATAATCTTCCTTACGCAACTTGCAATTAAACGGATCAATACCATCAGAATCCCAAATAGGATTAGGAGATATCCAAGATAAAATCATAAATACACCAAAATCGCCACGAGAATCAAATTCAATATGACCACCATTAACGGAATCAATAAAGCCACCTTGCTGACCAAAATTAGTAGAAGAATCTTTAGCTTGACCATCTGAAGTAGCAATCACAGAGGTTGTATCCAAATCACGAGAAAAACCACCGCAATACTTAGACAAATGATTATCATCATTAACGTTAACACCATAATGGGCAAGCATTTGAGCACGATAAGTTTTTGCAGCACGAGAAGAAATTTGCGCCATTTTATCTAACGCAAATAAATTACGAATAGTAGCGGCAGAAAGGCTTAATGTAGAACCGTCAGGAGTACTTGAAATTATATCAACATTTGTATCCGAAGTGTCGGCACGCAAAACACTATCGCCAACATAAGACTTAATTTTACTATCAACATCAGAAATAAACAAAGGCGAGGGCTGAATACTTGACAATAAATCACGATTATACTTTGCATAACGCATCTGGAAAGTTTCAGAATAAGAAAAATCTAAAAGTCCATTAGAAGAAGAAGTATAGTCAGCATTCCAAGATTTGACATCCCTAGTTTCAAATCGATCATCAAGAAAATGATCAAAATAAATCTTCTGATAAGCAAGCCAACGAAAAGCATTAGCAGAATAATCTTCAAGAGTTCTATTAACCGAATTATCAGGAAAAGGCTTCTTAGGGAAAACTAAATTGCCATAACCTAACAAATCATTAAGGCGGACATAATTAGTAAGAAAAGAAAAACCAAGAGCGTCAATCTTAGCACTATTTTCCATGCCTACCTTATACGGCTTAAAAGTCGGAGCAACCAATTCAGTAGGAGAAGCAGAAGTCATAAGAGAAGAAGAATTAACCGTATTACGAGTAGAAAGGCCCGTAATAAACGAATCCCAATACGACCAGAGGTAACGATAAGGGACAAAATAAGCCGCAAACTGCTGTTGCATATTCGCAAAAGCACGACCTTTAAGTGTCATAGCCTGCAACTGCGAAGCAACATCAATACTAATTTTTTCGTCAGGATTCATATCCTTGACAAACACGGGTAACAACATGCCAGGAGCCTGAGTGTAAAGATGTCGCTCCGAAAGGTCAAACGCATTCCGTGGAGTTTTCGCTGGATTAACACCAAGAGAAGGATTTTTTCTTTGATACATAATAAATAAATTTAAATTAATAACTAATAGACGCTATTTAAAACTTCGTCATTCAAAACCTTAGATTTATTAGACTTCTTAATATCATCCAAAATATCGTTTATATACTCATTATAATAATTGTAACTATGTTCCTTTAGCATATCAACAAGTTGTTCATCAAGATAGCCTGCGTCATCATATAAATCAGCTACATCAATACCGTAAAACTCTTCAAGAGCAGCACCTATAAGGCTAAAACGAAGTTCCATGACAGGAGGTGATATGCCTTTAAGTGATTCTACGTCATAAAATTGCATTTCATCAAGAGATACAGGTAAATCATCAAACAAAGATAAATCATAACAAACGTTTGGATGTTCAGCTGCAAGAAGATACTGCTGTTGTAACTTATATTGTTCTAACTTGTAATAATACCAATCGAGAACCTCAAGATAAGATTCAGGGGTACATTTAAAATAATCACACCATTTGGCACAAGCACGAGCAGCAGCAATATCCGCAGCAAAAAAATCAGCAGGGATAGACTTTTGAGTCTTACCAGAGTAGGGATTATATTGTGACTTCTGATACAAACGATAATCACTATATATCTGTTTCGTTACTTCTTTATCTCTGACAGTAGGCGCATAGAACCTTGAATAAATCTGTAATTTATTTCGAGGAGATAGCGTACTAAAGCCTTTGGCTTTTGGGAAATATCGAGATAAAACAAATGAGGGTACAGGAACATCAACAAATGTACAGGATCCGTCCTTTTCATATCGCTGTACACTTTCTGTAAAAGTTCCTCGTTGGTACATGTCGAGTATCTTTTCTGGAGAATAGAAGAGAGAGCACCAATCTGCTGTCCTAGAAGATAAATAGAACGTGTTGGTAAGTTTAGACCGCAAAATCTCAGGTAAATCAGTATTGCCATTAACATACTTCGATACATATCCAGAGACTCGCTCATCTGTGACGGGTTGGATGTCGATATTAGACTTATTGCACATTTTCCAACTCTTACGGATTGCACAGGGGAGGTATGAATATACTTCCTCGCTGCTGGTGAACAATATGCCGTGGTAGTGCGGACGGTGATGGGAAACTTTGCCTTTGGGTTGTTTTGGACCATATTCCGCAGCAATAAAGTAGCGAACGAGCGAAGATTTCCAAGATCGTTTTTGAGTTGTTTTTTCTTTTTTAAGTTCATAATATTTAGTTTTAAATTGATCATTTTTCAGTAAAACAGACAAACGATAAGAAGTAAATTTCAACGAACTATCAAAACCGAAAGAATCGAGAAGCGTTACGAGTTTACAACGGTATAACTCATCAACGCTACGGGATAACATTGTGTTAAGATTACGCCTAAGACGCTTAACAAATTTAATAACATCCTGTTTGTTGACACAAGCAAATATATCGTCAGCAGGCATATTATTAATAGGAGGAACATAAGTATTACGGTCAAAATGGGCCGGAAGCATAAGGTTTTGGGGGTAAAAAGGCCTATCAAGACTTGAACCATCGCAATTAAGTGCAAGAGTAGGTTTAACATAATCAGGAATCCAACGTTGTACATCATCGTGCCATCTAACAAGGGGCACGTGTTTATTATCATAAGTTAGAGTAAAAAAACAAGCATATTTATTAGACTTAAACTCATCCAAAACACGAGAAGTAAGACGTTTAGAACGCTTATTAAGACATGCAGGACAGTGACCACATGGAACGTACATAGGGTTGCCATCATTATATATCTTAACAGGTTTAAAACAAGAATTAAATACCGAAATCTTAAGTCTTTCGTCCATCAGAACAAACTTTTACAAAAAAACTCATCCTTATGTTTCTCACGATTAAATGAAACGTGTACAAACGAGAGATAACAAATGACTTGTCCAAATAAAAAATCATCAGAGTTTAAATGGTAATTATGAAGAAGTTTAAAAACTTCATAAGGGGATAAACCCTGTACAACAATATCAAACGCCAAACCTTTTAGATGATCAGAAGTTTTAACACCACCAAAGGTTTTGTTAACAGCGAAAGAACGATAGCCACTATTAATATGAACAGGGCGAGCAAAAACGACATCGCGAAGCATTTGTAATTTTCGTGCGGAATCATATATATTGAACAATACGTTGATATCTGTAGGAACATTGTTAGCCTTAACATGAGTGTATACGAGTTCACTAAACTTGAAGTTGGTAGTAACAAAAAAATCTGTGTAAGTCATAATTTCTATAATTTAGAATTAAAAATAATAGTAAATGAACCATCAAGAGATAACCTTATTTCATAAGAGAGTCCAAGCAGGCACATACCAAGCCGAGATTCTATACCATCAACAATATTGCGTAAAAGTAGCTTACGAGAGGATTGGACATACAAAGCAGTTTTTGCATAACCATCGAATAAACGGAAATCCTGAACACGTGCATAAAGATGAAACACTTCACCTTTATTAACGAAGTGATCAAGCTTCTGAATAAGAGACTTACAATAATCAGTATAGCGACACCAATCAATTGTTAATTTACCATCAGCGGTTGAAACTATGCGATAAAAATACTCCATGAATTAATATATTTAAATTACGATGGCAAATATAGAAATTTTTTATATAATCATTAGTATGATTAGTAGATCATCCTTTAATAATTAACAATAATTAATTAATAATTAGTCATTTAGTCATTAAAAATACGTGTCACTTACACAATATATATCAAGAAAAGAGCGTTGACGTGGAGACGGTCAACCGTTTTAACGGTAAGTGAAAGTAAATGATCATTGGGGTTGCACCCCAAACCCTGCTGACTTCGAGGGGGGGGCAGTCGCTACGCGTCCTTTATTCGCTCAGCCGCGAGGCTATAGGTATGCACCGCGAGACCGTTGCGTAT